TCAAATGCCCTTAAATCGGTTAAAAAGCCTAAATAAACCGCATTTCGCTCTGGCTTTGTTATAGTTGTTGTGTTATAAATCGTTTTATAGGCAATTTCAGCCTTAAATGCTCTATTTAGAATTTTGTTCTGGGAAATAGAATCTTGTATGTAAAACTTACTTGAATCTTGGGTAATTGTGTCCTTATAAACCCTTGTTGCGTAGTAATCGCTTAAAACTTGTATTGTGTCGTGGATGAAGATTGAATCTTCTAAAACTCGGTAAATCTCAAAAGGTATGTCTTTACCTTTTTTATACTTGACTAAAGTGTCGGTAGAATAAACTGTATCAACCTTAGTTACTATTATTGGCTTGTCTCCTATGTATTTTGACTTATCAAAGATGAAAAAAATCAAAATTGCTATTAGCAATGTAATAACAATTGATTTCATTACTTTTTCTTTTTAGTCTGCTTATAAATTGCAATACATCCAGAGATAGTACCAACCAATGCCGCCGTAAACTGAACGACTGGAACAAAGTTACCAAAGCTAATTAAAGCACCAGAGATGCTTAATAAAATACTTAGAATCGGTTGGTTACTATCGTGATGGTGCATTTTAGTCTTCTTTTAATTCTTCTTTTGTTTGTTCAGCTTGTAATTGACCAAAAAATTGAATTAATGGTAATCCATAAGCCGTTGGGATAGTGTTAATGAATTTCACTAACTCCTCTAATTGTTCTTTTGTGATTTTTACTTCGTTCATAGTATTTATTTTTTACAAATATAATTAATTTATGGAGTTTGCCAAGGTAGAGGCAATGTTACAACGGGTGGATTGATTAAGTTTTCTAATTGAACATCTAAATTAGCGTCAATTACATCAACTGGTAACCCCGATTCGAGCCAAGAACATACTTGCTCATAGGTCAAGTCTGGGTACGCAGTAAAGTCTGTTGCACTTGGAGTTTGACAAGCCATTGCTCCGTAAACATCTGTGTAATACTCTTTTTCATCTACAATAGTAGTAGCTGACCTTCTCCAATTAACAACAACCACCACATCCGTTAAACCATCTTCTTGTGGCTTAGTTTCCATTGAACTTATAATCCATTGTTTCATATTAATTTATTTTAGCTTTTAATTCGTCAATTTGTGCTTGTTGTTCTTGGATGGCTTTTGTTAATATAGATGCCCAAACTAAACCAAAAGACTCAATAGATTTTTGATTTGCTATTATCTCATCATTGCACATAGAATCTTCTTTGGCAGTTTTCACTAACTCTGGGAATACTGATTCCATATCTTGTGCAGTAAATCCATAATAAAGACTTTTATTTTTTACATCTTTATAGTTAAATGTCTTTGGTATTAGTTGTAATACTTTGTCTAATGTTGAATCAACTATATTTATGTTCTCTTTGATTCTTTCATCAGAGCCAGCATACAATGTAACTGCTGCGCCAGCACCAGCATAAATAGCACCATTTCCAGAATAGTTTAAGTACATTGGTGTCCCAGAACCTGAATTTTTTGTATTAAATGTATCACCACCTTCAATAGTAAACCTTAAATTTGTATTAGGCCCATAGCTTTTAAATTCTATTATTCCATTTGATAGAATTCTCATTCTTTCTATGGCATTAGTAGAAAATATAATAGGCTCATTCGCTTCTTGAAACATTTCCATTATATCACTCGTACCATATCCGTAACCTATATATCCTTGACGAGTTCCACTCGATTGATAAAATCCAATCCAGTTATCACCAGCATTATCTTTTGAAGTAAGTCTTAAAGTATTACCAATAGAAGAACCTACAACGTGCAAAGGTGCTTGAGGATTAGTCGTTCCGATTCCAACATTGCCACCGCTTGTGATACGCATTCGTTCGCTTCCACCACCAGTATTAAAAGCCATAAACGCACTTGCACCTTCTGCTGAAATTGTCAAAGCAGTACTTTGAACTTGCAAATAGCCATTTCTTGTAGTATTTGAACTATTAAAGAAACTTATATACCCATTGTCATTATATGTTCTAAATGACTCTGTTGCAGATGCTAAATAATTTGTTGCACTTACACTACTTGAGAATGTAGCTGCACCAGTATTAGTAAATGATAAAACATTATCTCCAGTTGTAGGGTCTCCACCTGCACTTGAAGATTTCTTAATTACAAAATCACCAGCAACATTTTGTTCAGTAAATATTCCCCAGTTTCTTCTATCAGTTCCACTAATAGTATTTTTCATTAAAATACCAGCACCATTAGTTGTGTTACCATTTATTGTTAATTGAGATTTAGGAGCAGTGATACTTAAACCACCAGATGTCATTCTCATAACCTCAACACCATTTGTACCAAAGAAAATAGCATTGTTTGTTTGGTTTACCATCACAAAATCACCTGGCACTGTACCACTTAAAAAGTTATTGTTTAATGTAACTAATCCAAACTTGGCTTGATATGTAGCACCAGTAATTGCTTCACCCATTGAAACCGATGGAGCAGCACCACTTAATCTTAAATGTGAATCGGCAGTAGCAGAATAAATCTCTAATGCTCTTTGTGGGTTAGTTAATCCTATACCTAATCTTGCATTTGTATTATCCCAATATAAGTTTGTGTTACTTGATATTGTATTTGATGCAGTCCAAAACGCAACTCTTGTTGCAGTACCAGTTCCGCTTACTGGGTTAGTAATTGGAGTTTGATAATCAGTACCAGCAACCGCAGCAGTAATTACCCCACTAACAGATTTAAGCATCGCATTTGCCACCTTAGATTGATAAATAGAGCCATCCGCACTATTCACTCTAAAGTTTTCAGTTGCAGCCGTAATAATGCTAAAATCTCCCTCCGAAGTCATACTTAAAGTACCTGCTTCATAGTTTCTTAAATTAGCGTTTGTAGAGTTTAAAGAAAGTCTAACACCATCCGTTGCAGCTACTCCACTTGCACTATTGTGTAAGTATAAAGCAGCCGTTGTAGAACTATATATATCTACTCCACCTTTAGGAGTTAAAATGTTTACACCAAAGTTCCCACTTTCATCTATTGATACATAACCACTTTGGTTTTGTAGTGTAAAGTTTCTTGCAGCAGCAGTTCCAATCTTTTGAGTAGTGATTATGTTACCATAAGTTGAATCTAAGCCAAAGCCTAATCCGTTATAGTTAGCATCTGCGTTTTTAAGCAATAATGAATACCCACTATCAATAGAAGCGTTTGCTCCAATAGTAGCATTAGGCACAGTTGTATTTACACCAAATCTATTTGTTGATGAATCATACATAAATCCGTTTTCGCTACCTAAAGTGTAAGTACCAGTATAGTAAGGGATATTCCCAGCCGTTCCACCACCACTTAAAGGAGTATATCCTAATACAGTTGGAATGCTTTTATTTTTCCATAAGTCAGTTGAACTTTCGTAAGCTAAAACATCATTGTTAGTCAAAGATGTAAATAAAACATCCGAGCATTCTTCTAACTCTTGGGTATTTTGAATCTTAACTAAAATAGAGCCGTTCCCACCACTTACCTTTACTACATATCCAATCAATACTAAGTGTGCTGGACTAATAGGCTTTACATTAGTAAATTGACCTGCCGTTTCACTAAGCCATAAAATATCCCCTGCCGTATAAGCTAAAGTGTTTAATCCGTTTACATTACCACTAATAGTGATAAACCCATCCGAGCCATTTGTTATTGTTTCTGTTACAACACCTAAAGTAGCAGCCGAAGTTGATTCATCGGAAGCATCCGCTAAAGCCACAGTTGGTAAGTTGCCAGTTGAACCATTGATGTAAACTACTTGACCATCCGTTAAAGTAGAGCCAGTATTGTTATGAATTAAAACAACTTCTTCTTGACCTATTTGTAAAGTTGTATTACCAGTTCCAGTAATTACGCTTGGTGTTAAGTATGTAGTATCCCAAGCCATTGTGCCCACAGTTGTAGGTGTACCAGTTGGTGTTGTATCTAAACTTAAATAACCACTTCTTAAACCCCACTCTCCCAAAATAACACTTTGAGTTGCACCGCTATAAGGCACATACCCAGTTAAAGAAGGGAATGTAGTTAAGTTACCTGCTCCGTTAATATATTGACCACTTGTTCCGTTAAATCCTATGTTAATCGTTCCGCTTGTAGTAATCGGAGAACCAGTTATATTCAAAGCATCTCCACTCTCGGTTAAAGCAACGCTTGTTACGCTACCAGTTGCACCACTTGCTCTTTGCCATACAGTTCCGCTATAAAGTACTTGGTCGCCTACATAAAAAGTAATAGGACCAGCACCGAAGTTCACAGTACCAGCTACATTACACAAATAAACATCTCCAGCGTTTCCAGTTCCATCTACTAAAGTAGGTGTGTTAGTAGAAGCATCCCAAGTCCCTTTGTACTCCATAACCGAGTTAGGTAATTGAGAAACTAAAATCTTACCACTACCATCTAATTGTGGAATACCACTTGGAACATTTATACCTAAAGAAGAAACTATCCCACTTGTACCCGTTAAAACGCCTTCTAAGTTCCTTACTTTAGCACCGCCAGTTATTTGTATTTGATTACTCATAATTATTTTTATTGGAATAGTCCTCTAATAAATTCATCCGATTCTAATGCTCTACCAAATGTCAAAGTTCCCGTTGAACTTGTCCATAATACTTGCTCACTCGTTAATACGGCACCAGTTGTTAAAATCTCTCTAACATCAATACCACCTCTTGATACATAAAGACAAGACTTGCCAATCATATCAGTCCAAACAATAGAGTAAGGTTCAGCACCAGTTGCAGTGTATTCTTTGTCATAAACAACACCACCCGCTACAATAACAGTTCCCTCTGGAGTTACACTTGTACCCGTTGTGCCATAAGCACCCGTTCCTTGTAATGTAACCGAATAAGTAGCTATGTCCTTATAAGGGCCATTGATGCTTAAACTTGTTAAATTACAAGAGCCGTTTATGATTACTAAGCCATCAACACCATTGTCTATTACAAACTTAATTTGTATAGTTTCTCTTGCTTGTTGTTGCTCTAAAAGAAATAAATATCCGTAATTATCTAATGTTACAAGACCATCACAAGTTACTTGCCAAGATGCAATGTCGTTTTTGAACTCACGATACCAAGCAGAACTTTGGCTTGTTACCTCTTTTTGGTCAACATTTACGCTAAAAGTAGCATTAGTTGAACACGCAAAAGGAATGTCTGCACCCTCTGGATATGTTTCCGATGGTTCGTAATGCTTGTAAAGCATAATATTCTTACCAATTACTTTATCTGCCATTGTCCAAAGTTAATTTATTTATTAAAAGGTACTCGGTTGAATATTATATTTATTTACCCTTGTACACTCAATTTCGCTATTTGATATTTGTAATAAAGTTGCTTGAATCTCATTGCTTGGGTAATTTATTGTAGAATTACCTAACATATAAGATTTTTCACTAACATTTATTGCTGCTGGGTCGTCATCATCTGCAAACATTAACTTAGAAGCATTAAAAGTATGATAGTTAGCGTTTGTAGTATAAAAGCTACTTAAATTACAATCTATGTTTATAATGTTCAAAGCGTATGTATTTACATATTGTTGAACGATTAACTCTGCCAAAGTAAAGAACTCTCCAGCTGGTTCTACCCCATATCTATACCATCCTGCCGCAACTGACTTGTCAGAAAGCAATAAAGCACCTTTTGCAGATGGATAATAAGAATCAGAGCCGGTAGACCCATAAGGCAAATTTATAATTTTAGTATATTGATTATTTTCTAATAATGTGCCACTTAAATTATATGATGATATTGTAGATTGAATCTTTAATACAAAGTTTGTTAAACTTATAAAGTTTATTCCTTCGGATATTCTATAAGTAAAACTAAGCTGACCAGTTGCTGGGAATATTGCAGTTTTTAGACTTAATTTAAAATCTTGTGCATCTCCACTTGTTTTAGGGTTATAAACTGTATATGATGTAGATGTAGTTTGCCACTCCTTATTATTGTTTAAATAATATATAGTACTACCAGTATCAATTGTTATGTCTATAAAACCTATTGGTGTTGCCACCGAAGCAGTTCCTATTGTAATATTCAATTCTAAAGCATCTCCAGCAGTTACATAAGCATTTGCTCCAGTTTCTAAAGTAACACTTGCCGTTCCTGCTGGGCCTCCACTTGGAGCAGTTAATTCAAAATAGTAATAATCTAATGTTGTATTTTGTTGCAATAAACAAGTACCATCTCCCGTTGAATTTCTTGTCCAAAATGTAGCCTCCGTTCCATCATTATCTCTTAAATCTCCGTTTGGAATATAATTCTCCGATATTTCAGTATTACCTTCAGCAACTATTTTATAAAAGCCTTTTTTCATTATTTTAAATTGGCTATTATCTATAAAATATAAACCAGATGTATTTGTTGAATATGGTTGTATTGTTGAAGATGTATTAATCAAATTTCCATCTCCATTGTCTACTCTAATTCCAGTTGGTAGATATTCTGTATAATAAGCGCTTGTTTCTGCAAATTCATTTATAGCTACAATCCACCATTTACCCTTAGCTTGAAATACTCTACAACCAAAAGACTTAGCAATATTTGAAATGATTTCTAAGCAGTTAGTGTAATTATAAGCATCAATTAAGAATGTTCTATAATTCATATATGTTTGCTCAAATGGATTTCTCCAAGAAGCCGTTCCTCTATTAATCATCCCAGTTGCAAAATATGAACAAAGAGTAACTATATTTCTATTGTCTTTAAATCCTATTTTATTAAAACAAGTTCTAAGTATAGTAACTAAACTTGCAGTATCATTTACTCCATAGTTTCCTGCTAATGGCTCATAATTAATATCTTTTAACATTCCTAATCCATCAACCGCATTAAAAAATACAAACTTTCTACCGGTGGAGTAAGTTATTTGTACATTGTCATTTAATATAAATCCAACCCACTCAATAACCGAATCAACAAACATTTCTACATAGTAATATCTATCGTCAATATTTGTAAAATCTATTATGTCATCAACATTATCTGTAAAGTCTATTGTAATGCCTAATTGTGAAGCCATTATTGGCTCATAAATATCATCGGAGTTTGGGATATATTGAAGATTAAGACCTGCTCCTTGTAGACTTATAATGCTTCCTACATAGCCGTCTTGCCATATTTTTAGTTCAACATTTTTGTCTGCTCTTGTAGCAAATAAAACAGAATATTTTTGTCCGTATGCCATTATCTTCTAAATCTTAAATTGTTGTTTGCTCTTGTAGTTGCTAATACTAAATCTGAACCTTTAAGTAAAAACTCTCCCATTAATCCACCACCTTGTCCAAAAGATGCTGCATTTAATAAATCAGTCGGTAAACCAACTCCAACACCTAAAGCACTCAATATTGTTTTAAATATTAAAGCCTTTGCTATCATTTCTACTAATTGAACTACAATTTGCTTAAATGTTTGTTCTAAAGCAGCACCAATGTCTTGGCCATTAACAAATGCTTCAAATACATTATTAAATCCACTTGAAATAACATCTGTTAATTCAGCGGTAAGTTGCATAGTTGCATTTAATAATTCAAATTGCGCTAATGCATCTTGATAATCTTTTTCATCAACAATTGCTTGTGAAGGCGCACCTTGAAATCCAACACCAGCCTCTCCTATCGTTGGAGTTTGTGGTTGAGTAAATGTTGGTATTGTTTGTTGATACCCAGTTACTGGATTTGCAGCCATTCCAGATGCTTGTATCTTTTGAATATTAGCAACTGCTTTACCAGTTTGATTTGCTAATTCCTTAGCACCATTTGTAACATTATAAAATGGGTTATTTGCAGCTGTCTTAATTGTATCTTTTAAAGATTGGTTTAAATCTTGAATTGATGTATTTAATGTAACTGCTTCAGTTGCCGCTCCTACATATGCTTGTTTTGCTCTATCTATGGTACCAGCTTGAACTATTGAAGCATCAACATAACCATTGGTCATTGTTTTTGACCTTTCAATAGTTTTATTATATTCTTCTGCTGCTAATAATGCCTTTTTATTAGCATCTGCTAATTTTATTGTTTTATCAGCAATCTCATCTACATATCTTGATGTAATAGCTTGTGCTACTAAAGCCTTTGTATATAAATCAACTGCATTTCTTGCTTGGTCAGTTGTAGTAATGTTAGCTGCATAAGCACTATTCACTTTTGCTAATTCTCCAATAACAAATTTTAATGCATTTGCTCTTTTATCATCTGCTATTGTAGCATCTTCTGCAATACCTATGTAGGCTTGTAATTTTATTCCACTTTCACTTGCACTTGCTTTAGCCTTATTTAAACTTTCAGCAAATTTATTTTCTGCTTCTTTTGCCTCATCTATACCCTTAATAAAATTTGCAATTTTAGGCCCAAATGCTACTATAATTGAAGAAACCGCACCTAATGCTAAACCAATACCAGCTGGACCCATTAACCCTTGTGCCATTGATTTTAAAGCAGCAGTACCACTACCGGCTTCAACCTTTAATCTTTGGAATGATTCTAATAATGGGTTTAAGTTGTTGGCAATACCAATAAAGCCATAAGGAGCGTCTTGTGCAACTCTTGACAAGTTAGTTAAAGCATTAGTAGCTTGATTACTAACTTGAGGCATTTGTTTAAACGCATTACCCAAATTATTAGTTGCAGTAATCGTTTGGTTTATATTATTAACCGCTTCTTTATTATCGGCGGTAATGGTAATTTTTAGCGTTTCTTGTGCCATCTTATTTATTTAACTCCGTACATTTTTAATGTTCTTGCAAGTTGGTCGGTTGTTAGCTTAGGACTTTCTTCTACATCTTCAAAATCACTCGGTAAAGGGAAAAATGCTTTTATGCTTTTTGCACTTTTGTCAGTAGTATTTGCCTTATATATCAAATATGCTATTGTCCTTGTGCGTTCCCATTCCTTTACTTGTCTATTGTCATAAGCCTTTTTATATAATAAAAATTCTCGCCAAGTAAGTTGCCAAAACTCATTAATCGTTAAGCCAACTTCAATAGCGAGAATGATTATTGAATCCCAACTATAAAAACCTAATTTTTTTTTTCATCCGTTGGCTTCCCTTCCTTTAAATCTGGCACCATTGAATCTTGCATATATTTCATAAATGCAACCAATTGCCCTTCTTTAGCAGTTAGTCCGCCTACTTCATCTATCCAATTACAAACATCAAATTCCTCAAAATCAACTGGCTTTTTTAGGCTTTTATATCCACTCTCGGCTGCTGATTGTACAATATGAACGATTGTGTCCAAGTTGTAAACCCCAGAGGATAAAACATTTATTAGTTCCATTAGAGTTTTATTCTCTAACTCGCAAAATCGTTTCATCGCCCAAGTTCCCCATCTCAAAGGAATTGTTGTTTCTTTAAGTTTTAATTCAAACATAGTTCGTTGTGTTGTTTTTTATTATGCTTGTTCTGTTTGTGTTAAAGGAGGTGTAGTTACTACGAAAGTTGCAGTAAATTTCACATCATCAGCATCATCAGCAGTTACGCTAAAGTCGCTAATAAACACAGTACCAGAATAAGTGATATCTCCAGCAGCAGGACTTGCCTTACCCATCTTCATTGAGAATTGAGTTTTAGCAGCGTGTGCAGTATATAATTGTTGGTAGCTATCCTTACTTGGAGTTCCAGTTTCGTCAATTGCAAAACCTTCGCAATCAAAAGATTGAGAAAATATTGGACTTGGAGTGTAAGAGTTACCACACTTTGATGTTGCATCAATAGTGTCGTTAGTTGATGTAAAAGAGTTAGTCGTAAGACAAGCAACTGGTTTAAATGTTGCATCTCCGTCTATGTCTGCTAATAGGATATAATCTCTACCGCTTACTTTAGTTTCTGCCATTTTATTTAATTTTGAGTTATTATTATGTTATATGTTATAATCGTTCTAAAGACATTATCAATTGGGTTAATTCCGTCTAAGTTTCTGATATTTCCCACAACTAAAGTTGAGCTATAAAACCCATTTGCTAAAGTTATGTTCGTATCTGAATTAATTGCGGTCAAAACCAAATCGCTAATTTCTTCAGCTCGTTTATAGCCAAAGTTAGCATTTTTTGTAACAATGTCAACATCAATCGTTACAGAGTTTGTGTAACCACTTTTACCTTGCTCTTGGCTTGATGTTCTACCATTCATTATGATATATTCCGAACCCGCCCCGTCTGGTGCTAAACCATCATAAACTACTAAGCCAGTAGCACTTGTAAGGTTTGTATAGAACCATTTTTTTATCTCTATATTGGGATTAAGCATTGAATAATTTATTTAATCTTTTCATTAATTGCGGTATTTCTGTTTCAAAAGCAGGTATTAAAAAAGGTCTTGCTCTAAGATTAACTTTTCTAATTCCTCTACCTTTAAATAACGCTGCAAATTCTTGATACCCATTTGGTATTTCAACTAAACCTCCCGTTCCAAACTCTACATAAGGCGCATATTTAGCCTTTGCCTCTACGCTATAAGTTAATTTAGATATTGGCTCTAATGATATGCTATTTCTTAAAAATCCATTATCTACTACCACATTCCTTTTAGCGTTTCTTTGAATAGTCAAAGCAGAAGCGTTTATCTCATTGGCAGTTCCTTCTTCAACTTCCTTTCCCAATTTGCTTAGCTTTTTTTCTAATTCTTTTAGGCCAGATATGTTTGCAGTTATAGCCATTATCTATAAATTACAAGTTCGTAAAATCTATGCTGGTTTTCTACATCCTTTATAGAATGGATAGTAAATCTTGAACCTTCTATCTCTAATTCATAAGTATCTGTTATAGTAACCCCATAGCGAATATAAAGGCGCATTCTTTGGTCAAATTGCAATTCCGATTCATCTACCTCTCTTACCTTGTCATCTGGTCTTAAATCGCCCCAAACAGTGCTTTGATAGGCAAATGTCGTAGTGTACCCACCTTGACCATCGCTTGTGCGAGTTGGTGCGTATAACAAGACTTCTCTCGTCATAGTGTTTGCGTCAATATAAACCGATTTTGCTTTGCCTAATTTCATACTATAAGATTGGGGAAACTCTTGTCCATCTTTGACAAGCCTTCCAAGTTTTATTACAAATTCCAGTGTCAGCGTCTAATCCTCTATTCTCGTAGTCGTAGCTTACTTGGTCTAAAATAGCTACTTTTAAATCCGTTGGTACGCTTGTATAACCGCTTGTGTATGTAGCTTTTAAGTTAGCGTATTTAGGATATACCAATTTAGGAAACTTATCGCCAATTAATTGATAATCAGTTCCAGTTATCTCTAATCCGTCTTGCTCCATATCATAAAGTCTAAATGAAGCCGTTACTGGTCCAAATGGCATTTCAAAATTACCTCCAATATTGTTAAAGTAAACTACCATTGCTTTAGGCACTAAGTTTAAACCCGTTGCCATTTCAATTGCCTCTCTC